TTAAACCAGCATCTAGGTAGGATACGTCTAACAGCCTGAATACCATCGTCTAAACCCATTCTAGGGGCTATCTTGACCTCTAATCCTGCTTCCTCAAGCATCTCAAGTCTGCTCTTACCAGTTCCTAGCTCCCTGACCCTTACGTCATGCGGAAGGATATGCTCTGATTTAAGATAATCATTATCCTTAATCCACTTCACATAATGGTCTAAACCTACGCCATGATTCTCGTAGTAGTCAATCAATCTAATCTCTGAACCCACTAACTGAGCCACCCAGATACTTGTAGAGTCACCCATTCCTAAGTCCCAAGCAGTAAATGTCCTGCTTATATCATCCCAAGGAATCTCCTGCATATGCTTCTTGTCTTCTAGCTCATTCAGGATTTGCCCATAGTATGAACCCTCTACTGCGGCATCAAAAGAACACTCAAACTCTTGGCGGTACTTATCCTCACCCATCTCGTTCTTGGCTTGCTTTAGTTCTTCGTCATCTACTACACCTGTTTCAGAGGCTTTGAACTCTAGCAATCCCCATCCATCTTCCTTTTCAGCCCTGTCTCGCAGTTCTTTGAAGTGGTTATGGCCTTTAGGTGTCCCAATGAACAGACACCAGCCCTTACGATCTGTTAAAGCAGGTCTAACAATGTCTGTCCATATCTTAGGGTTTTGATCTCCCACCTCATCAATAATCACTCCATCAAAGAACTGACCTCGGAGTGAGTCTGGATTATCAGAGCCGTATAACTGGATACGCCTACCCCAGAAGTCAACTCGTAACTCTGAGATGTTGTTAGTACCGCCTAGTGGTGTAGTGTATTTAACTAAGTAGTCCCAAGCCACCCTCTTAGCTTGCCCATAAGTAGGAGCAATGTAAGCGTATCTAGGTGTCTCTCGTTGGTTTAGCACCGCATCACGGATTAGATGGTTTAGTGCAGCAACAGTCTTCCCAAACCTACGATGCGCCACTACTACCGCAAACCTATTTGCTTCTAGTAAGTCGTGAACCTTGATCTGGTGTTCCCTTGGTGCATAAGGGATTTCTATTACTTCGCCCATGTAACACTAATCTCAATGGGCTTATTGTCGCTACCTGTGTGTTCTGTTCTAGCCAACTTAGGTGTAGCGTATTCTGCTAACTTAGCCAACATATCTAATGCTTTGTAAGGGTCAGGGCGAATCTGCTTTAGCTCATCTCCCTCTGCTACTAATTCTAGCCACTTAGAGACGTTATCAGCGTTATCCTCTAGTAGGCACTTAACTGTCTCTCTAAACTCGCTAGTGACCCGATTAACCGCCCCCTTGGGTCTTCCCTTACCCCTATTGGTTAAGTTTTCGGATTTTCCTACCTCTAATTTATTCATTTTGTTTGACTCCTCTAGGGTTGGTCAAGTTAGTATCTGCTCACATTAAGCAGATTAAGTATATCACTTACCTTTGTAGCGACCCATCTTTTTAGCAGCTTCGCTAATTGCAATGGCTACAGCTTGCTTAGGGTTTTTTACAACCTTACCGCCTTTGCCAGAGTGCAATTGACCCATGCCAAATTCGTGCATAACAGCACCGACTTTTTTCTGACCCGCTTTAGTTAATTTAGTTTTCATCATGTTGTTCACCATTTCACTTTGTTAGCCCAATATGCCGCACTCATCTTACCCTTGGCAATATTTTCCGCATGACGAGCCTTGAACGCTTCGTTACGCTTCGTTCCATCAGGAGAACCCTTTACGCCTTGCTGACCAAAACGAATCAGCTTTACATCCTCACCACTTTTTGCCAAAACAGCATGAGATTTCGTAGGATGGTCAGGAGTCTTCTTAGGCTTGTTATAGCCAGAAAACTGTTCTGTGCCTCGCTTAATCACTTTTTAGGCTTCTTCTGTGCGTTCTTAGCAGTACGCTCACCACGCTCAGGCATGGGCTTAGTCTTCTTCTGCATAAGTTTCTGCATCATTTCGACCGCTTGTTGATTTGTCGTTCCCATGTTTATCCTCGGTTATTGGCCCACCTGCAATCCATGCCTCACAAGTTCTCTTGGAAGCACACTTAAAATCCCATACTTCGCAGTAACCTAAGTCACCTGCGTCAATAACTTCCCAAGCATCCATCTCAGAGTCACCCATCTCCAAACCTGTCTCAATACAGGACAACATCATAGGAGTTTGGATAAATGCGGAACAATTACCGCAACGAGATTTTTTAGCTTGCTCTGGTGAGTTTCTCCAGACTTTAGAGATTTCACGCCAGTAATCCATGTTCTGCTCATTAGGATTCATTGGGCCATAGTTAGCTTTATCAATGGCTTTTTGACGATTCTCTAGGTTTACAGACACATCGCCTGTCGCTACTGGACATGATTCGCCATTTTTCTCTTGGCTTTGTATCTCAATTTCGATTTTTACTGATGGCTCGAGTAGTCCAGACATAGCTATCCCTGTGGAGTTTGTACCATTATCTCATAAAAAAAAAGAGAGTACAAGACTCTCTAAAAACTCAATGGCAACTGAGTTAAGCTATTTTAACAACTTTCCTAGCGTTTCGTTTAGCACAGTCATCTCTGTATGCTTCATAACTGACCAAATGCGCTTTTGCCCATGAATACCATTAAATGAACCCTGATGGCAGTCCTTGCATAGCGGAATACAGAGATATTGCTGGTGTTGCTCAATGTGATGAGCATCTGATGGGCCTGATTGACCACACACCCCACATGGCAATTCTTTAATCCTTGCTAGGTGTAGACGCTCACGAGCATTTGGCTTATTGTTCATTTCTTGCCCGAATAGCAACGGCAGTATTCCAATTAAGTTGTTTTTCAGCAATCCTTGCACATTCCTCACGTTCGATCTGAACAGCAGACTTGGTAGCTTCTGCCGCCCAATGGTATGGCTGGCCTTGCGCTTTAAGAATCTGCTTACCAAGATTGCTTTGCCTTTCCACTTGGTTAAAGGCTTCGTCTTCCTCTTCTGTCCAATCAGTCATGTTTTCACCTGTAAAGATATAGGAACATAGATGCAAGCCTTATCTTTGCTGTTAATAACATGGACTGTCGTTTTATGCGTAGACAATGGCCTTTTGCAGTTTGCACACTTTGCATCTGGATGAGATGGTTTGCAATTAAGTATCATTCTACGTATTCTTCTGTATATTTGTAGTTCTGCTTATGCTCTCTAAAACGCATCGCAGCTTCGATCTCTAATTCTTTCATCTGCTCATCAGAAAATAAACCTACAACATCTACCTTGTCAAACCAGACTTCAATAATTGACTCGTTGTAAGTTCCATCTTCGTCAGACTCGTACTCGTAAACAACTTTAACAACTTCGCTACCTTGGCCTGTTGTTGTATCAAATTCCCATGTACTCATTTTCTTAATCCTTAAAAGTACCCTTGCGAATTGCTTAGGCTGACGTAAGTATAGCAAACTAAACAAAGTATTTACTAGGTGTTTATACCTACTCAGTAGTTTTTACGCCAACTCGCTCACTTGCTTGCTCTGATCTCCATATATCGGCCTTCATTTGGGCAGCAATCAACATGTATTTCAGAGTCTCCTCACGAATGGTAGCCTCTTGTAAGCCTCTTAATAATTCTTCGTATTCTGGGTGAGCATAAGCCTCACGCTCTTGTGCTACACCAGAATCTATTCCTTTAGCCATAGCCTCTTTCATCAGTAAAGATTTTTTTGTACGCAAGAAATTTTCTATGAACACTCTTTGAGCCTTTGCCTCTGCAAATTTGCATGAATTTTCAATGATGTATTCGATGGCTTTGTAGGGTGCTTTCATTTGTATTCTTCCTCTGCAAGCTGGCAAAAGATAGAACATTCAATATGCTGTTCTTCTGGATAGTTTCCATCTGTAGGCTTTAACTCATCCAAATAACGATCTTTAAAGATTGTTTGGCTTTTAAATCTTTCCAACTTAGCCATGCGATCAAAATGTTCAGGGAAATCTACTTTTATCTTGTTCCAATAACCCATCCAACCCTTTACGCAACCAATGCAATTGTTGTTGTGATACCCAAGTCGGTACATCATTGGCAATTCAATATTGGCATTTTCTAGCATACCCAAACAATCTTCTTTGCTTAGACCTTTGTCAATCAATGGTGTCCAAATGTTTACGTCATTGTTGGCATCAATAAATCGGTCTAAACGAGCCTGTTCTTCAGCCGTATATCCAAAGACCTGCCTGTCAGTAGCCTCCTCAAAACGCTCTCTAATCTGCTTTTTTAAGGCTCTGGTACATGGTGCGCCCTTGGGTGTGCGAATATAGTTCTTCTCAAATACCCGATAAATTGATCTATCGTAAAAGTCGTTACCTAGAATTTGTATTTCTTGACCAAACCATTTTTCACATTCTTTAAGAAAGCGCATATTGTCTGAGTGCTCTTCTTTGACCTCGGTGTAAGCAATGATTAAAGGCAATTTTCCAGCGTTATCAGCTATTGCCAACTTTGTAGCTACTGCACTAGCCGCACCACAGGAAAACCAACAGACTATTCTCATTTGACTACTCCGATCATTCTTATTGCCGCCTCAGGGCTATCTATTCTCGCCAAGGTACTACCAGACCAATTCTCGAAAAAGTCGGCTTGTAGCTTGGTTAAACGCTTTTTAGAGTCTGTTTTTATTTCAACCAGAAAGGTGTGATTCTTGTAGCCAACTAGCAAGTCAACAGGTAGGCCAATAATCCAGACATATGCGCCAGCGGCTCTAAGTGCTGAGACTATCTGCTCTTGGTTTGCGTCAACTCTTGCGGCTCGTCTCATTCTAGTTTCCCATCTTTAATCATGTTCATGTAGTTACGAATTCGATCTCTAGCACCAGAACCATAAATTCTCTCTGCTCTCTCTAGCCGACCACGCACAAAGTCTTTATCTTTGTTTGTTTCCCAAGTGCGATACAGTTCCCTTGCTTCTGCTTGCTCAAGGATTACTCTATCGCTTGAGTTTTCAATCGTGCGTCTGCTGTAAGTCACCAGTTAACTCCAATGCTTTGTTTATTAGGTGTAGAGGGTAAGGTACGCCATCACGCACCTTGTCTAGTAGTTTCATAGCGTCAGAATGGCTCAAAACATTGACTCCTGAACTTGCTTTACAGACTCATGCTCAAATAGTTGAGGTTGAGCAACAGCTTGTTCTATTCGCTTGCAAGCAATATCGAAATACTTTTCCTCTCGCTCAATGCCAATAAACTTTCTTCCAATTTGAATTGCAGCAACACCAGTAGTCCCGCTTCCCATGAATGGGTCAAGAATTGTTTGTGGTTTGTTTTTACATTGCTCAATGCACCACAACATTAGTTCTAATGGTTTTTGAGTAGGATGCTCGTCGCCCTTGTTTTTTTTGTAATGGCAAAATTGTCTTAATGCTTTATGTTGGCTTGTCCAAGCCAATTCTCCATCAGCAAAATCTCCACCCATCCGTTTTTCCCAATAAAGCCAACCCATTGAAGCTGGCAAGTAATCTGCAAAATAATTACCACCCCAAATTATTTGTACGTCACCAGCAAGTTGAATTGCATCAAATATTTCTTTGTTTGGTCTTTGATTGTCCCAACCCATCTTTTCTCCGTTTGTTCTTTTACTTCCTCTGGTGCGTTGCGCTCCACCATCTTGTCCAATTCCATAAGGAGGGTCAGTAATCACAGCATCAACTTTGTCAATCAATGGCAAAACTTCTGCACAATCACCCAAATAAAGTGTTGCGTTACCAATTTCTACTTTCATGCTTTTCTCCTTAATTGAGCCATTCTTTCCAATTCCGCAAGGCTTGGAGGTCTGGTTATCTTTTCGTCAGCTTTAATCTTTTCCAATGCCGCATCTGGCTCATTTCTACTCGGAACTGTGAGCCTAACAATGTCAGCAGGATTTTGTTTAGGTGCGTTAGTGCTTCTCACCCAATTGCGCCATGTAGCAAACCAATCTAACTTCACTCCTTTTTGACCAGCTACTGATGTCCAGTAATCTTTAAATTGGTCAAATGTTCTTGTTGGGTGAAGTTCTGGTCTTGTCTCAATGCAAAACTCTTCCCATTCCTTTGGAAAAGTAAAATCAGAAGCGAGGCGTTTGCCGAGTGTCTTCTTATCTTGGTTATTGGTTATTGGTTTATGGTTATTGGTTGCTATTGGGGTTGCATTAGGGGGGCTAATAGCCTCCCCATCAGCAGGTGTTCCCCACCTCTTAGCCGCCCCACGTTTTCCAGCCGCAGAGAATTCTTTGTACTGCTTTATTTCCTTATCAGCCCTTGGATTTACAAAGCCTTCTGGCGTAGAGAGAAAATACTCATTAAGGACTGTTAAAACATCTTCTTCATGTTCACGCATACCAATCTGCCGAGCAACATCTCTGTGCTTTATTGGTTGCTCATGGAGAAAATAAAAATCAAGCAATCGCCTGTAAGCCAAATCCTCAAAAAGAGAAAGATGACGTGTGTGACTCATGTAGTCACCAATGTGAAATTGATAGTAGTGCATAGCCGCCTTTTAAACACCCCTAAAAGAAACTGCGGCAGGAGAGGGGATAACTCTTTTCGGTCTGGGAGCAACCCCAAACCTAGCCGTGTTTCAAAACATTGTATCAGATACTTTGGTTACTTGTTATTCCATCAGTAAAGTAAGAATTACCTTTGTAAATCCTAGCAGCCTGTTGCTTCATAACCCTGTACTCATCTGATGTAAAGATACCCTTTGCGTTGCGCCAATCAAATGGATTGTTCTTGTCCCAAGGATTTTCTTCTTTAGCTTCTTTAGGTGCTTCAATCATGTAGTCTGCTAAGGTGTATTTGGCTAACCATTTATTTCCATCTTTGACTTTATCTGTGGTCAATTTACCTTGGTAGCGTAGCTTCTTTGCTGTTGACAGAACTGTCTCTTTGGTCATCCCTGTTTTCTCTACTATCTCTCTCGATGTGAGTGAGCCGTTTTGTAGTGCTTGTATTACTTGTAGTTGAGTCATTGAACCAGTCTGGCCTTAATTCTTTTAGTTGATAGATGCGTAGTTTAGGGATTGTCTTCCAATGAAAGACAGCCGCCCTAGTGATTCCGAGTATTCTAGCAAGCTCACTCTGTGAGCC